CCGAGAGATATAGTGTACCCTATAGGGGTATGTGGATTATCAATTTATTAACATAATTGTCTGGTAAATAATATAAATAAATAAGACACCTTTCGAAGTTACCTTAACGGACTTCTACTAAGTGTCTAGAAAAGATGTAAAATTATTATCACCTGTATTGCAAGTGTTATTCATGCACCTCTTTTGTATGGCACAAATTAATGTGGAATTATCCATACAAAATACAATATAGAAGGTGTAATATCTTACAAAAATAATTGTATCAGACATCACACCTACTGTCAATTTATTCTATTTCTTCGACCATACTTATGGTAACTATTTCCCCTATTAAATTACCATACCATATTTCGAATTCTTCTTTTGTCCAACCTTCATAATGATGTCTATCAATATCACCATTCTGATATCTAACATTAGCGACGATTGTATAAGTTTTTTCTTTCATTATTCAACATCCCTTTCTACTGGCATTTTTGCAAACGTACAATATTGTACATCTTTGTCGTGCATCGTACTAAGTAATTCTTGTAATTCGTCATATGTTTTTCCGTCTATCAATACATTTACAGTATTAGCACCATCCATATGTGTTAGATTACCACTATATCTATTGTTTGCATCGTTATCGTAGTAAACATTCACTTTAACACCGTATATTTCGAAATCTATGTTTTTATTACCATAGCATTTAAAGAATAACTGACCTTGTGTGTTAATATTCGCTATCGGAACATTAAGTATTGGTTGTACAAACTCTGGCTTTGATTGGTATTTCGCTTCTTCATTACATCTCATCAATACATATTTATCACTAGCTTTCGCTGTAAATATAATATCAACTCTTTTGATCTTTTCTTTAGGGATATCAATCATAAAGTAAAACGAAATCCCTATACTAACTGGTAAATTCAATTTTAAACTAGAACCATAAATGTTATCATACTGCCCTTGTGTAAATTCAACGTCATTCAATAAAGCTTTGTGCGGATTCTCGACAATAGAACCCACTATCTTTCCTTTGAAATCGTATGTTTTTTGTAATAAATCCATTTACATAACCTCCGTTCTTTGTACATAATATCTTCCCACTTCATTTAAGTTTACGCAAGCGTTAATTGCTTTTTGTTTCGTTGTATAAGCTCCGAAAACATGTACACTCTTAACATCCACAACTAACCACAATGTATTTTCCTCAATTTCGTTAATATCCGATTTAATAATCATCCAACTTTACTCCAATCTATCATTAGACTTTTCTTATTTACGTAAACAGGTCTTTGTATTCTAAAAGGAACATCAACAAGGATCTGTCCGCCTTTAATATTTAATGGTTGTACTTTACCTGCAATTCCTTTTTTTGCGTCGCCTCTCCATTCGAAACTATAATTAAACTTATCGAAAGTAATGTGTTTTTTGATGTTTTCTGTCATTCCTGCACAAACAATTTTAAGAATTCCGTGTGTATGTTCTTCTATTGGGCATTCAACTAACTTGCTAAACAGATTACCATCTTCATAACATTCGATCCATTTCCCTGGTATTTCATATGCATATGTCTTCTGTCTTAAATACTTACCTCTAACGAACGTCGCTTCGTGATCCCAAAATCCTAATTCATCTTTATGAACTCTACCTTTCAATGCTTGTGGTTCTTCATCTCCTAAAACGTGTAGTGAATCTGTATCGGAGTATATAAAAAGGTTTCCTACGGACTGGCAAGCATTTATTGTGATTTCCCTTGCATAAGCAGTAACAAAAACACCTAACGCTGTATATACAGGCTTCCCTATTTCTGTATCATCATCTTTATAAGTGACAACGCCATAAACAACTTCCGGTATCTTGTTTTTGTTCTCTGGATTCGTAGAAAATTTACCATACAAGGCATTCAACATATATTTACAAATTGTATATAAGCTCCAATTTTTATCACTTTTCGCTTGTCTTTTGCGGTTCACCCACGTGTCAATGTATGTTTTGAATAGATCATTCCTAGATTTAAATTTAAAACCGCCATGGTATGTATCATCGTAAATATGATAATGTTTTTTATACAACTCCCAGTCTACACTAGTTACCGTCATAGTGATGACCTCATCATCGGATGATTCTAAATAAACATTATCAGCAAATCTGTTTTTTCCTTTTGCTTGGATGATAGGCAAGTATCCTTCGTTCAGTTTAAAAGCAAAAGATACCTCTCCGATCCATAAAGGGTAATTTTCATCCTTTTTGTATTCCCCTTTAAATTCCATAGGAACACCCCACGGTAACATACGATCGTGCATGACAAAGCTATATAGTGAATTTACATCGTAAACCCTACCAGTGGGAATTGTTTCACCCTCATATATCTTGTTTACGTAGGTATATCCTCCTTTGTACGCTTTGCGAATACGCTTGTCTACTTTCTCTATGTCTAAAAGAGGGAAGAACTTTCTAAAAGCTTTTTCGTTTGTTCCGCTCTTAACATTACCTGTCTTTTTGTTTATTCCTCTAGCCTTAATGTAATAGCAATCATTTCTTTCTAACAATGAATCTTTAAATGAATTAAGAGCATCACCACCGATTGTCATTCTATCCAATCCATTAACTACAACTTGTTGATAGATCGCTTCGGCTACGATCCTAACATCTCTAATGATATAATCTTTTTCATTTTCGTCCATTTCATAACCTACAGGTCTTTCTTTGTGGTAATCTATTTCGCCTTTGCTATACCCTAAATTGAAAGCCTCGGCTATCGCTTTTACACTCATAGGTAGTTTCTTTTCAGATCCTCTAAAACGTGCTGTTTTACGTGTATTTTTACCTCTACTTTTAAATGTAATATCTAAACTGTACATAACTTGCGATGAATTGACGAAAGCGTTGTATGTATTATCTTCGCTTTCTTTGGAAAATGTGAACCCATTTTGCCCTAAATGGGATAATATAAACGTTGCATCATAACGCAAATTATGAAAATATGCTTCGGGACGTTCTTTCTCTACCCATGACATGAAACTTTCGATATCTTTTCCAATTATATAATTGTCAAATTTGCCGTCTATCTCCATTGCACACCATGCCCAAACTCTTGTCTCTTTATCACTTGTTACACTTGTTGTACATTCAAAATCACAACTAAACATTTTCGCCACTGTTTACACCTCTATTAATCTTTAATTCAAAAATTGCCTAATTTATTTTCAAGAGAATCTCTATCTACCTTTAGTTTTTCGTAATCCTCGATAGCCTGCAGCATTTTAGCAGGGCTAGGAATTTTCCCGTCTTCTGCATGTTTCTTTGGAGATGGGTACATTTCAAATGCTAATGCTTCCAAGTTAGAATGATACATATTATTAAAGTCATCTGGATTCATGTTTTGTACGATCTCTAGTGTTTTTAATTGTTCTGGATCATCTTGATTCAATACAAAAAACATCAATTCGATATAATTTTTTTGCATTTGTATCATCCGTTCGTCATAAAAATCTGGATCTTTTCTTTTTTCGTTTGCTTCTATTTTCGCACCGATCGTCCTTGGATCTTTTATTTTTTCAAATGCTTCCCGATCGAATTGTTTTGGCATGGTGATCCCCATCGCCTCGCCAATGGAAGTTTTTTCAGCTCGTTCCCCTAGTGTTTCGAGAACCTTTCCATCCTCTATATAAGGAAGATCTTTCATAGATTCTGCTTGTTCGAACGCTTTTCTTCTATGCTCCGCTGTACCTTGTTTTAACTCATTGAATTGCTTTTGTGTAATAACGAGACCGTGTTTATTTTGAATGTAACGATATTCAGGATTCTTACGATCTGTAAACGAATTAATTTGTTTCTTCCATTTAAAATAATCCGATCTACTTTCAAATTCATCGATAGAGGAAGGGATCTGTATTTCTCCGGAAAGATCGATCCCATATCTGTTTTTGATGTTACTTCTTTTTCTTTGCGCTTTCTTTTTCATTTCATTGAATGTTTTTTGCGCCTGTTTACCGAATAAGTTATTGCCTGCCATGTTCCCCCACTACTTTCTACCTGTAATTTCTTTGTAGTCTTCTCAAGTTGTTTCTTGTGGTTTCCTCCCATACTGGAATGACAGTGTCGTTCATCCTGCTATAAGCGTACCTTTGTAATTCGTTCCATTTAAGATTGACACTTTTAACACGTACGAAGTAACCACGTTTTTCTATCTGTGAATAGTATACCATATCTGATAAGAAATTCAAGTTACTTTTGTAATCTAATAAAAGTTTTCTTGCTTTTGGTATGAATTTCTCTCTATGTAATTGATACCCATTTATAAATTTATTTTTGTATATCATACTCGAGAAGAACAAAAATACATTGTCAAACTCGACAATGTATTCTGACTCTATCAAATTATGATAAATCCCATCTTTTGTTTTTGGCATTTAATATCCCTCTTTCGCGCGTTGAATATTAACTTCGCTTTTCTTTTTATATGCATCTTCCATTTCTTCTATTGTGTATCCACATAACAAACCAATTTCATAAAGTGTTTTGAAAGCTCCGTTTAAACCACCGTTATAATAATCTAGTTTATTCATTAATAGTTTTACGATATTATCATTAATCCAATAACCAACCTCATTATCTGTCATGGTAGAGGTTTTTCCAACTGGGTAAAATTCGATATCTCCAGTAATCATTGTTTGGTTTGTAATACTAAGTAAAAACGCCAAACAATCAGCCCATTCATCTAATACCAATGTTTTATCGATCACATGGGACTCTTTCCAATATTTGAAACTGCCGATCTCGTTTGCAAGTTCTCCAAGTTCTACTTTAAAAGCGATCTTTCGCATTTCTAAAGTATCCCCAAAATTCATTTTAATCTTTTCAGCGATAACACCATCTACATTTCTTTGAATTTCTAATAACTCTTTAATGATCATAATCCTAATACCTCCATGATTTTTCCTTCGTTAAATCCTCTTTCTACATGTCCGTTTCCAAAGACAAATGTAGGAACTATATAACTACCGTGATTGAATTCCAATTGCTTTTTGTATTCTTCGTTACGATCTATGTTCTTTTCAACAACCTCAACATATACCGGGCAATGCAGAAATAACATTTTTGCCCTCATACAATTCGGGCAATCATCTTTTGTATACATGATGATTTTGCTCATTTTTTATCCCCCTTTAAATATTCCGTCAAATTTTCAATAACGTTATCTCTATTTTTTATTTGTTGTAATAACTCTTTGTTTATTTCCGCATATTTATCATTTTGTTTTTTAATATCATTTAAAGATTTTCGAATAATATCGCATGATTCGAGTAGTTTTTCGTTCTTTTCTTCTAACTCTATTTTTTCTTTCACAAGACAAGCGATGTAATCTTTATAATGTTGTGTTTTTCTTGATAACTCTCCATTTTCTTCAACTTTTTGTTTTAAATGGTTTTGAACCCTATGAAGATTATTTTCAATATTTTCATTCTCTTCTCCTAATCTTTTATTATCCTCCTTCAATTCGATAATGAATTTTTCTCTTCTAGCGATCGCTTTCTCGTATGACTCGCTGTGCTCTATATAATAAGAATACTTCACGTAACAAATGCCATTTTCCCGGACGACTTCCAATTCTTTTTCTTTTATAATTTTTTCTATTTGTTCTTCAGTTAATTTTTCATTTAAAAATTCACTATAACATTTATGACATATCATCTTTTTATAAATAGCATGAAAACCAACATGTTGAGAACAATTTCTGCATTTATATCCCATCCCTCTACCTCCCAAATCTTTCTTTTCCATCTCTACCATCCATTGTCGGAGTAACACTTAGTAACTTTGTTAAAGGTTTTAATATTTGTTTAACAAATTTCTTTTTCAACATATATTTTCTTTCTCTCTGTTTTAACCTTTTGCTTACCACCCTCTACCTCCTACATTTTACTATCTAATATATTCATAATGATTTTAAATTCATCAATTGTTATTATTTTTCTTTTATATAAATCATTTATTTGTTTCATTAAATGGTAATGTTCTTGTACGTGTAATTTCCCCATCCCTCTACCCCCCACAATAAAAGGGACACCACAAACCGGCATCCCTATGAAATTTATATTCTATTTATCAAAACGGCAAATCATCATCCGATATATTTATAGGTTGTCCGGTATTTGCGAACGGATCATCACCAAATGATGGTTTTATTTTCTTAATTGTTCCAAATGGTGTTTTGTTTTCAGTGTAGCTAGGCACTTTGCCCTGCTAATTGCTTATTCGCAACTTCTTTCTTTTGCTCTAAAAACTGTACGTTATGTGCAACAACTTCCGTTACATAAATGCGTTTACCATCTTGACCTTCGAAATTACGAGTTTGGATAGATCCCATAACGCCAACCATATGACCTTTTTTCACATAATTAGCGAAGTTTTCCGCTTGTTTACCCCATACAACAACTTGAATGAAATCCGCCTCACGCTCACCACTTGTCTTATTTGTGTATGTACGGTTAACCGCAATAGTAACAGTTCCAACTGTTGTACCACCCGGTGTATAACGTAAATCAAAATCCTTTGTTGTTCTGCCTACTAAAGTTACATTATTAATCATATTATTTCCTCTTTTCCAGTTAAAGTGTTTTGTTGTTTTACAAGAACGTTTTCACGCTCAATGGAGACCATGACAGGAGGTGTCCGGTTAAGTATGTATATGCTATTTGATCGTTAGGGTAAACAAATAATAGTCATAATCTCCATTCAACGTGAAAGGGGTTTGTCTTTCATCTGCCGTTAAAAGAAATTTTCGGGATAAGGTCGGCATTCCTCACCCCGAACAGGTAGCTCATTTTAGGGACACGAGTAAACCCTAGTTGTGATTCGAATAACAAGTTTAGTTTGGCGGGCTTTCGCCCAAAATGTCCTACCCGGATATGTGAGCCGAGCAGGATAAAAAGATTCTATGACAGGAATCTAAGTAATAAATATGCAAATGTATTGAACAAGTACCGCTATGTAAAAAAGTAGATCTGGTTTTCTAGACTGTGGATCACCAGAAACCACAAGTTATAAAATGTAGAATAAAGCTTTTTAAAGAAAAGGGGCTTTCACCTCTTTTCATTTAATTAGTTGTTTTTGTGGTCTTTCCCACTGTCAAGGAAATAGATGTTTTGAAGGAGAGTATTTCCGTACACCTCCATTCAATATCTATTATTTTTTTGGTTTTAAAGGTTTTCCGTCCTTAGTAAATTGACAAGTGTTTTATTTTTTATGTACTGTCTTTCCAGTATGTCAGATAATAACCTTTAGTTATTTTATTTGTTGTGGAGGGTTTAACGTCCCTTCCCTTGACGGGTTTAGTTTCTTTTCCTTGAATTGAAGTATCACCAATGTTTTAAGTGGCTCTCTCTTCATTTCCACTCAATTTTTCATTACGTGTTTTGTTCACGGGTTTTAACGTCTTTTCCTTGACGGGTTTTTCTATTGTGGGTTTGGTTTTGTCCATCCTCCCAAGTTTTTACGTGTTCGTCTTCACGGGTTTTTTCACAATGGTTTTCCTTCCACGGGTACTAACATATTTTTCCTTTACGGGTTTAGTTGGTTGTCCTTCCAATGAACAGCATACAGCAATCACCAGTATATTGTTTTCGGTTTTAACGTTCTTGACCTTAACGGGTTTGAATGGTTTTCCTTCCATAGTTACTAATAACTATTTCATTAATTCTATTGTTATTTTAACTTTATTAGGTTTTGTGTTAATTATTGTCCTCGTGTATGGGAGTAAAGTTTCTAATACTTCTAATCCGTCGATTTCAATGTCTTTCGTTTCCCCTTCATCACCATACACATTTTCCGCAATTCCCTCAGCGATATAAATTTTTTTCATTATTATCACCTCACCAACTATATGAACATTTCAGAAAGTATTTTGTATTAAAATCTCGGTCATCCTCCACAACGGGCTTTGCCCTTCGAGTTGTTTCGTAATTCCCTCGGCTTGTATTCGCGTCTCAAGTAACCAGTATATCATTTCCCTTCCCTCTTTGCTCTTGTGTTTTTGCCTACGTACAGGCGAAGCCTTTACGAGCAAAAACATAAAACCGGGGGGGAGGGTTTGGGTGTTAATATAACGTTTGTGGTTCTGAAGGTTGGAAGGCGTCGTTCTCTTCGTCTTCGTCCTCTTCATCGGCATCTGGTTCGTTCCCATCGTCCGGATCTGATAATTCATAGAACATAGAAGATAACATTTTTCTGTTTTCTACTTCTTTTTTGATATCCGTAACCTTTACACCTTTACCATATATACGTTCTGCAATTTGTTGCGCTCTTACTTTAGATGCAGATCCAAGATGTTTAATTGGCTCGAGTGCTTTTACGGTTAATGAACCGTTTTCCTCAACCACTTCAGCAACGTGAATTTCTGTTTGTACGAATTGCTTTTTCATGTATTTTCTCATTGTATCCCTCTTTTCCGTTTGCAATTGACGGCTTTCAGATTTCCGCCTTGCTAGTGTTACTTAATTAATTGACTCTTTTTATTATAAACGCTTTTGAAACAAAATGCAATGTTTTATTTTCGTTTATTTTTATTTGAATCAATTAACCTCTCAACACTTTTTATTATAAATGTATTGTATCAGAATGTAAAGGGAAAGTTTCCATTTTCTTCTTCTTTTTCACTTTCTTCCTATTATATAGGTTTCTTGGAAGATCTTATTCTATTATAATAGATAGAGTAAGAAGAGATAGAAAGGAATGATAAAAATGCCAATGGAATTCGATAAGTATGAAGGATTGGTGAATGAATTGCTAGATCCGGAACTTGATCATTCTAGAAGAACAGAAATTCTTACTGAAATGAAACAAGATTATTCCGCAACGATTAGTGAAGTTGGGGAATTGAATACAAAGGTAACGGATCTGGATAAAAAACGTTTGGATCTATTGGATGCGAATAGTAAGTTGTTCCGCCAAATTCCAACAAGTCATACGAAAACAGAAGAAGAAAAACAAAAACAAGCAACGGAAGAACGAGCAAAAACGCTAACGATTTCCGATCTTGAAAACTAATAGAATGGAAAGAAGGTACAAATAATGGCTAAATTAACAGGTACACAAGCCCGTGAACTGTTGACTCGTGAAGGCATGACGACGTTAAACGGCGCTGACATTTTAAATGCAATCTGGAACGAAGCGACTCCGCAATATCAAGCAATCGTACCACAAGCAACAAACTCGAATATTATTGAAGTTGGTAGAGCGTTAGATAAATTGCAAACACTTCAAAATGAATTTATTGCAGCACTCGTGGATCGTATTTCATTAGTAGTTATTAAGAAGAAAATGATGCGTAACCCATTAGCTAAATTTAAACGTGGCGATCTATTGAACGGCGCTATTATCGAAGAAATATTTGTCGATTTGGTGCAGGCGAAGGAGTACAATCCAGAAATCGCTGAGAGCGAAGTATTTAAACGTGTTGTTCCAGATACGAAAGTATACTTCCATCAACAACCACGTAAACAATTTTATAAACAAACGATTCAAGATTCTTCCTTACAACAAGCGTTTACGGATTACAGATCATTCGATAACTTCCTTGCGAGTGTAATCAATGCTGTTTATAATTCCGCGGAAGTCGACGAATATCGTCTAATGCTCGAACTTGTGAACAAAGCAGTTCGTGATGAAGATATGAAAGTTGTGGAAGTAAAACAAACTGGAACAGATAAAAAAGCAGATGCTTATGAATTACTAGAAATGATGCGTACTGTGTTTACTCGTATTACCCTACCAATGGGAAGTCGTTTCTTTAACAAAGCGGGCGTTCATACAACAACTGATGAATCAGATGTTCACGTATTAATGCTTCCAGAAACACAATCTATGGTAGATGTAAACGGGCTTGCTAGTGCTTTTAATATGGATAAGGCTACTTTCTTAGGTAATCGTACATTAGTGGATGGATTTGCAGATCCTAACGTATTAGCGGTTATCCTTGATAAAAACTGGTTCATGGTATTTGATAAACTACAAAAAATGGAATCTATTCGTAATAGTGACGGTTTGTACTGGAATTATAGTTATCACGTGTGGCAGATCCTTTCTTATTCATTATTAGAAAATGCAGTTGTGATTAAAAAAGGTAATGGCGTAAAAGCAATTATTGATCCTAAATTTGTTGACGTTGCAAAAGGAGCTACAAAACAATTCACTGGTGAAGTAATTGGAGCTACAGCTAGCGCACAATCTTGGACAGTTACTGGCGGAATTGCCGGAACAACGATCAATACAAGCGGTTTATTAACAGTTGCGTCTGGCGAAACAGCTACTAGCTTAACAGTTACATTTAAAGCTACTGTAGACGGTAAAGATTATACTGACGATGCTCATGTTACGGTGAAATCGGCTTAATCGTTAAAGATCTTTAGAAAACACATCAAATGATGGGAGGGAACACCAATGGCAGTTGTGCCTGTTTCGGGAACGAATGTCAGACTTTTGTCTGGTGTTCCGTTCTCTCATGATTATGCTCATACAAGATGGCATAATGATAAGGGAACGCAAACAAGTTGGTTTTTAAATCGTCCGGTCGTTCATACGATGAGCGAAGCGAACTTTCAACGGATTGAAGGAAAACCATATATTCGTTGTGATGAACCGATTGATAACTTATGGAATGCGAAATATATTATGTTTCAGAACAAAGCGTATAACTCAAAATGGTTTTATGCGTTTATTACAAAGTTAGAGTATGTGAATGGTGGCAGAACGAATGTTCATTTTCAACTTGATGTTATGCAGACTTGGATGTTCGATATGAATTTCAAACCTTCTTTTGTTGTGAGAGAACATTGTCCACTTTGGAACGAAGATGGAACACCAGTGGTTAACACAGTAGATGAGGGATTGAATTACGGACTAGAATATGACGATGTCCACGTTGAACATTATGTACCGAATAAAGGAATTAAGTTTCTCGTTATGGTATGCACGAAAGATATGCATAGTAGTAAAAAGGATAAAACGGTTGCCACTTACAATGGTACAGCTCAACCTTTAACGTATTACGCTTTGCCGGTTATGTTGGATGGTGAGCCAGTTAAAATATTAAGTGGTGAAGATGATATCCCTATGTCGTCACCAGAAAAGTTTTTAAGTACGGTTTACGATACTGAATCGGCGCAAAAAAATATTATTTCTCTTTATATGACCGATTCCATTGGATGTCCGTTCACTGTAGGTGGCGGAGGGGAAACGACTTGGGTTATATCATTTACCGAAAAAGATCAAAAAATAACACCAGTACGGATTGGTGAAGGTGAAAAAGTAAATGATCTTCTTTATATAGAAGACGTGAAACGATACAAAACAGAAACATATGACGTTGGCGGTAAATATGATAACCTTCCGAGTTATAAGGAAAGTAAATTGTATATGCACCCATATACCGTACTTACAATTGATGATTTTAAAGGTAATCGAACAGATTATAAATTGGAATATATTTATGATCCTAACATTAAGTTGAATATAAAGGGTTCGATGGGACTTAGTAACAAAATATCATATGGCATTCAAAAGTATAACGATAAGGCGAATATGACAAATCATCAAGATAATCAATATGCGTTGATTAACAATAACCCTCAAGACATTCCGATTCTTAATGATATGTATGCAGCTTTCTTACAAGGGAATCGAAATAGTTTGCAAAACCAAAAAGATAGTATTCTATTTAATGGTTTTATGAACAATGTCGGATCTGTTACTGGCAATGTTGGAAGACAAATGGACGGTATGGATCGTTCGCTGAATGGTGTGAATATGGGTATCGGCGTTGCGCAAGGCACTGGAAATACGATCTTGCAATTGCAAGGCTTGGAAGCAAAACAGAAAGATATTGCAAATACCCCAGCTCAAATAACAAAACAAGGATCAAATACCGCTTATGATATGGGACATCGTTATGACGGTGTAACGTTCATTAAAAAGACATTGAAACCAGAGTATAGAAAGAAATTAGAAGACTTTTTCAATGCGTATGGGTACAAAAAGAACGAAGTGAAAATGCCGAATTTTCACACTCGTAAATCTTGGAATTATGTAGAAACAAAATTATGTAATATTGATGGTAGTTTTAATAACGAAGATTTAAGTGATCTAAAAAAAGTTTTCGATAACGGTATAACGTTATGGCATACCGATGATATCGGCAACTATTCTTTAAGTAATGAGGTGATTTAATATGATGTACGGAAATCCTAACATGTGGGAAGTAAGAGAAGGGAATGGATATTTCGATCATTACCGGATCTATTTGCAGTCACTCGCTTTTCAGTTGTTTGAATGGGAAAACTTACCCAATGGTATCGATCCGAGATTTTTAGAATCTACGATTCATACAAAAGGGTATGTTGGTTTTTATAAACATCCAACATATAACTTCCTTGCAAGCAATGGAGCAACTGGCGGTATGATTGACCGTTATTATCTTCCTAGCGAATTTCATTCTAGTAATCCGAACGATGAACGAATTAATTTTAAGATCTTTAATTATTCGGATGAATTGGAAGAAGCAAAGAATGATCCTAACTACGGCGTTGTGATTTATAATAATGATTTTCATATCCCAACTACACCGTCACTTACCATGTTTGCAAGGGATCTGGCGGAACTAAAAGAGATTATTCGAATTAACCAGAACGCACAGAAAACACCTGTTACCATTGCAATAGACGGGAACGGGAAACAACAACTTTCTATTAAAAACTTTTATAATCAAGTGGAGGGAAATGCTCCTGTTATCCTTCATGATAAGAGTTTAGATGTTAATCAGATGAAAGTATTCAAAACGGACGCTCCTTATGTTGTGGATCGTTTGAACCAACAAAAGAACGCTGTATGGAATGAAGTTATGACGTTCTTAGGGATTAAGAATGCAAATCTTGAAAAGAAGGAAAGAATGGTTACAAGTGAAGTGGATTCGAACGATGAACAAATTAGTGCGAGTGCGAATGTAATGTTAAAATCTAGATTAGAAGCATGTGAGAGAATTAATATGTTGTATGATTTGGATGTGAATGTGAAAATCAGACATGACATCATCGATCAATTCCAACAACAAATCGAAACAAACACGGGAAGGATGACGGACAATGGCACTGTATACGATAGAACTTAGACGATACATTGATTCCTTTTCCCAGTATGAAACCGGACTATCTTTAAATGAAAAGATCGAGAGAGGAAGAACAAGATTGTTTGACTTCTCTTATCCGTTTTTCGATGAAAGTAAGAAGAAAGAGTTTGAACGCCTTTTCATTATGGAATTTTACAATAGAGAAATAGGATATGAAACGATAGGTCGTTTTAAGTTGGCACTCGAAACATGGCTCAATATCAATATGGTGTACTGGAATAAATTGCTCGAATCTGAGAATCTCAAATTTGAACCATTTTTGAATACGATCATGGACAAGAACGGAAATCTCGTGAATACCAAAGATCGACTCGATACAATGGATAGTGTTAGAGATACGAAGGTAGATTCTAACTTCTCACAAGATGGAACTTCCAAAACAGTAAGCGATGGAACGAGTGACACAGATAAAAACGAAACTGTTGATAAAACCGGCAATAAGAAAGATAGTTTCGATGATAAAGAGAATACAAATTCGTTCGATAGAAAGTTGAATAGTGACACACCAGATACACGACTTCAAATCACTACGGAAGATGGAAAAGGCATTATTGAATACGCAAGTAATATTGATGAAGAAACGAATAAAAGTGATAGAACACTAAACCATACTGGTAATGAAGATACTACCTCTAATCAGAAAATGGAAGGTGGATCTAAAACCACTACACATGAAGATGTAAATAATACAACCCATTCAGAAGGCGAAAGCGGAACGATTGGTAAAGAAACTGGAAACAATACGTTAAACAGTGATATCAAAACAAACGAAGATACCGTTATGCATTATGTCGGGAAAGTTGGCAATGAAACTTATTCGGAAATGCTAACAAAATACAGAGCGACTTTTCAAAGATATTATCGTGATATCTATGAAGAAATGAACGCTGAATTATTTATGTTAGTTTTTTAGGAGGAATTGAAATGAACACGAATTGGCACGAAATAGGAATGATTCCGCCTTTTACACAAGAAAAATATCGACGTTACTTACCGAGTGCGTTTGATAGTTCTTTAGATATGTATGAGCAAGTCGTTAACATGATCGAGTATGTGAATAAACTCGGATTGTTAACGAATGATTTGATTAATATATGGAATGAATTTCATAAATGGATTATCAACGAAGGGATTAAAAACGCTATTGATAAAAAGCTAGATGATATGGTTGCGGACGGTTCGCTTGCCGAACTAATCAATCAAAAGATGCTCGGTGACTTATTAAAAGAAGTTACCAATGCACTTGCGAGAATGGATGTGCAACTATATGAAACAATGCCGTTTTATGCGAACTATCAAAAAATTGTTGGAACTACTCCGACCACCTTAGAAGGACAAGCGGACTTTATTCAAGGTTTCGCTTATAACACAAAAAACAAAGAGTATTATGTCGCTAGACAAATAAACGGTGGCACGACCGTTACTATCACACGTTACAGTCAATTGACACACACAGAGATTGACCACAAAGTGTACAATAAGTCTACTGGTGCATATGCTGAAGGTTTACCGTATTTTTATAACGAACAAGATGAATTGTGTTTCTTTGTTCGCACAACTTACGATAAGAAACTTGTTTTCCGGATCAGAACCTAATTTACTACCACCAAGAACGGTCATTTCCGGACTTAACGTCCCTTTTGTGTAATTAAATACAGCGAGTTTCAT